TTCCAACCGATCAGGAGTCAAAGCAAGTCGTTGGTCTTTACAACAAGCGCGTTTGGGCTATACTGAACAAATTGTTGAGACATGGTTTTGGGAAAGTCGAACGTTCGGGACATCCCTGATTTTCAAATCTACAGTACAGAAGAACGCCAAGCGTTTGCGGAGGCGGAGATACGACGGGGGAGGCAAAGACCAAAGGAGTCTAAAAAAAACATTACTGAAGAAACAGAATGAATGCACCAAGAAAGTATCATTGTCCGAAATGTGGCCAACTGACGGGAGTCCGCATCATTTATGGTTACCCAGGGCCGGATTTGAGCGAAGCGGCTAAACGGGGTGAGATCGAGTTAGGTGGCTGCTGCGTTGGGGATAATGATCCAAATTTCCATTGCAAGACCTGCAGTCATGAATGGCATTTCTCGCGGTCGCCTGGAACATATAAGAAAACGGCCGGCGCTTAAGGCGGCTTGATTAGACATGACGAATGAGGAAGATGGCGAAGTATGAACACCGTGACCATTGAACAAAAGCGTGGCGAGCCGGAGAAATACCGCTACGCGCCGATGGACCCGAAAGAACATGACGGGAAACTCCGTTTCTACGCCGAAGGCAAGAATGGCTGGCGCGTTATCACGCTTGAGGTGATTCGGCCACACGGCGGTGGATTCGTTAACGATGTCGGAAAAACAATGGAACACCCATTCCATGATTCACCGCCGAAGGAAATCTCGCCCTGCCATCTTCTCGCGCCGCCGTGTTACGAGAGCGAAGACGAGGCTAATCAGAACCGGCCCGAGAATTGGCCGGACTGCTTGATCCGTATCCCCGAAGCCAAATGGGGGTTGAAGGCTGTCTATTGGAAGACCCACGGCGAGGCCCTTTGGGTGAAACCTGAACACGAGGGAGAACCACGAGGGCCGAAGGGGACGCGGAAAGGCGGTCCGCTTAGAAAACTGCTGGCGCAGCTACGCTGGGCAGCACGGGCTGACCGACGGCGGGATGTTGCGGCATGGGAGCAGGAAATCCGCAAGCGTGCCGAACTCCAGCTTGAGAAATTGAAGTACACAAGCGAGGAACACAGGCAACAGCGATTGAGAGAAGCCCGGCAACAGTTGGAAGTGTGCAAGAGATACTGGCACAGCATTGAGACCTTGACTTTGGCCGACTTTAAGTGCGGTTGCTGGCCGGGCGAAGGGAACTCGCCACGGGACGGCTTCCTTGTGTCCGACTGGGCGGAACGGACCGGCGTTGATTTAGTACAGATGGACAGGAACGCCGAAGCTTGCCGGGAGTGGATCAATAAACACTGTAGGAACGCGACCGCCTATGTGCAGGGTCATCGGCATGGCATGATGTTGAACCGGATCGAGTCAACGCTTAATTTCGATGTGAATGAGAAGGACGCCCTTGACACCATGCTTGCCCTCGTGCGGTATAAGATCATGTTTGAGGATGGAAGCTCGCTGTTTCTTGCAGCATGCGAAATGCGGCAATTGCGCTCATCGGAACTGGCTGAAGTCGGGGCGCTTGAACCGATGCAGAAAGACAACCAGGAATACGAGCGCGCCTTCCGCCGTGTCCTGGAGGAGATGAAGCCCGAAGAAATCGATAAGGAAATTATCCGCCTCCGCTTTAACGATAACTTGTCGCAAGACAAGATCGTTGCAATGCTGCGAAAGCAGAAACGGGGCAAGTCCAAACTGTATGTCGGAAAAGTCATTGGGGAATTCAATAAACGATTGGAGATGCATGGATTAAGACGAAAGCATCGAGTGACGGGACAGGGGATCCAAAAGGGAGAACGATACAAGGTGAATCAGACGGCAATAAACACGGCGGAAGTTGACAATAGGACGCCCGACAAGAAGCTTGAACTTGATGAAATCCGAGGCTACTTGAGGCAATGGCCTGAATTATCCGAAAGTGATCGTAAGACAGTCCTGGATGAATATCCTGAGATAAAAAGATACTTGGCACGAGGGAAAAAAGACGGTTTTGAAATACTGAATGGTGAGATAGAATCTTTAGAAGAAAAAAACTGACCGGAAACCGATAGATAAGTTTTGGTTTCCTCTTGATTGATGGGGGCGCGGATAGAACCGCGCCCCTTTTTTTTTAGATGTGAAAACCATTTTTCTTCATTTAGTAGAATGGAAAAAACAAAGGTGAAAAATGGAAAAAATGATTAATCTAAAAATCGAGCTGGTCAAGCGAGACTGGCGGCACCGCGATTTAGCTACCCGCTTGCGTGAACAGGGTCTCGACATTGACACGGATGATATAAGCCGACTTATCGCTGGCCGTTGGGATCCGCCGGAAAACGTTAAGAAAGCAATTGCGGGGATTCTGAACCGCCCGACCTACGAGATTTTTGCGCCCGGGGTGATTTCATGATGCCGATCACACAGGCTGCTGGAACCGGGGTTCTCAAAACCGACCCATCTCTCTCGGTTGAGGACCGTGTTGTATATGCAAGGGCTTGGCGTTTGCCCACCGCAGAACTCCGCCATCGGCTGGATGCTCCTGCCGCAGTTGAGCGTGACCATTCTGTCCCGTCGCCAGCCCGGCTCATTCGCCGTAATGAAGTGGCCGAGCGGTTAGCCTCTTCAATCCGGTCGGTCGACCGTTTGGCGCAACAAGGAATTTTGAAAAAAATACGATTTCCTGGTCGCATCCGAGCGATTGGATTTCGCGAGGCGGATGTGATCGCCCTGATCGAAGGACAATCAGCCGGGAAAAGGAGTGCGATATGAATTTGTGGCAACAGATCCTTGGCGGGCTTCTTTTTAATGATGGAGCGCAAATAATATGACGGACCTGAAGGCAAATAATTCATCACTCATTCAAGCTGAAAATCAACAGCTCAAGCTGTTTGGCTCCGACCAAATGGATGCCGCGTTTTTTGCTTACGAAGAATCAGTTCCCACTCCAGAATTTACCGGCGAGCGTCTTTTCAAAAATAAACCTGAAGTCTATCACTCAATCACAGCGCTGAGCGCTGAGGGATTAGGCGTCAAGCGGATCGGAAGAATCCTTCATGTCAGTCCGAATACGGTCTTGGCCGTGCGGGCCCGCGAACCTGAAAGTATAGATACAGAGAAAAGAAGAATAGCGCGTCTATCACGCGAAGGCGCGCGAATGTGCGTTGAAGGAATCGTTGAGATGTTGTGTGATCCTGTTCAGATCAAGAAGATAAGCGTCAAGGACCTCGGTATCGTGTTTGGAATCTTGGCGGAGAAGCATGAATTGTTATCTGGATCGCCAACGGCCCGGCTCCAGACGATCGGCGATCCCAACGCCGTCGGCATCCTTGAACACATGCGCTGGGCGAAGGAAGAATACGAACGGAGAATGGATTGCGCCGCAAGAAAAACGGAGCAAAGAACCGCCGCCGAAGCGGATCCGGACACGGATGAAGAGCCGGCGATCGTGGCGCCCGGGCCCGTCCAGCGCAAGCCGATTGCGCTCTTGGAGGCGCACAAAGGAACCGTAGGGCAGACGCCCCACCGCACTGACGAAAACCCTGCAAACATTGATCGGAATGATGCGGCTGATTCAACGTCGAATAACACTATTTTACCGAAAGCCATAAGTCATTCAGAGCAAGGCGCTAAACAAATATGATTGGTAGACACAACTTTTATTATGGGGCCTGCCTTCCACAGAATTCAATGCATGAATGGCATGGATTTCCAGACGACGGCGCTGGACCAGACACGATCCAGTGTAGAGCGCCGGCGCCAAGCAAACCGGATCAGAGAGGCGGGCGGGGGATCATCACCCGCACCACTTTGCTGAAATCAATAATCGGTTCACGCCTCCCAGAAAAAAAATTAAAGGAGGGAAGACAGAAGATGAAGATCAACTTTCTGAAGGCGGTGTGTGGAACGGAGCGCGAGCAGGAAGCCATTGAGGACATTCCAAAATTTCAAAAAATTCCGCACCAGGGGACTTCTCCGGCCAGCCGCGAACAGAAGCGGCAGAGATTCGCCAGGCGGATTACCAGGAGGCATCACCGATGAAAAAAACCGCGAAATTCAACCTGACTGAAGAGGACATGGCCGCCACCCTGGGCTTGACCAGGGAAGCCGTGCGGCAACTACGCGCCGATGAACTCTATTTGGACGAGGACTTCATAAACGAATCCGGCCGCGGGATCTTCTATGCCACTTCCGCGATCGAGAAGCTCCGCCTGTTCCTCAAAAAAAGCGCCGCGCCGGGCGCAAAGCTGGGCGATATTGCGATCCTCAACATCATTCCCGCGGCGGCCGCCAGCGACAAGCCCACGGTCATTCTGGATGCCGTGGTAACGAAGATTTACCCTCATAACCTTCACTTCCTTGAAGCGCTTTTAGGTGGCCAGCCGATCACGGTCCGGGTGAACAGCAACGCCAACTTCATCCCGGAAATGGTCATTCCTTCTCGAAACCTGTCAATGAAAAACCCGCGCCTCTATGACTTCATAGGGCGCTGTCCGCGAGGAAGGGGGACTTGGTGAAAACAATCAGCAGAGGCAACGGAAATTGGCGGCCCTGGTGGGTCGGCAAGACGATGAAATGTAACGAATGCGGCCAGATCATTGAGCTGGAGGCCGGCGACGAGAATCTGGCCAATATGTTACCGCCTCAGACGGAAGATGGTGTGGCCATCCGGTGTGAACGCTGTGGAAATCTGGTAACGCTGAAAAGACTGAAAAAATGAGCATAGATATAAAAGAGGGGTGGATTGCCGTGCATCGTTCAATGCGTAAAAATCCACGGTATAAAAAAAACTCCGCCTGGGTCCATGTGTGGCTTGAACTGCTTTTGCTGGCAACCCATTCACAAAAGGAAACGATATTCAAGGGAGAGAAAATCACCCTTAACCCGGGGCAACTTTTAACCGGAAGGAAGGCAATTTCAGCGAACACGGGGGTAAGCGAATCTTGCGTTGAGAGAATGTTAAAAACCCTAGAAAACGAACAACAAATTAAACAAGAAACAAGCAATATAAACCGCTTAATAACAATACTTAATTGGAACACCTATCAATTAAACGGACAACAAAACGGACAACGGGCGAACAACCAGCGGACAACGGGCGAACAACCAGCGGACACATACAACAATGAAGATAATGATAAAGAAAGTAAAGAAGAGGAGGTCGAGCTTCCACCCCCGCCGGATGGATTGCTTTCGCAAGTGAAATGGATCAAGGAGATCCGGAAGGAGTTTGCGGCCCTACGCGACGTGGACATATCGAACGCGCTCACCGGATGCCCGGACGAAGAAGCACGGAAGGCCGGAATGCGCGATTTTGGCCGGGACATGATCGCAACTTTGGGACCATTGCCGCCAATTCCGACGAAAAAATTGCGCGGCTATCTTTCCCTGGCGGAAAGAGAACGCGCGAAAACAACCGCCCCAGCCGGCGGCAGGACGCCAGGGATTGAAAATCTATCAGCCGAGGAAGTTATTGAACGAGCATCTGACGCTTTAGCAAGGAAAGGAATTTAATCAATGGATGGAAATGAAATCAAGGAACGTCTGAATCAACGGGCGGAGAGTGTCTGCGCCTACTTGTTGCCGACCGGGAAGAAGGACGGCGCTGAATGGGTATGCGGCGACGTAACCGGGACACCGGGGACAAGTTTGCGGATCCACTTGAGCGGCGCGAAGGTTGGATATTGGGCGGACTTTCAAGCATCCGATCAATACCGCGGCCGTAATCTTCTTTCGCTCTGGATGGCGGTCCGGAAGGTCCAGTTTGTCCCGGCCATGAAAGAGGCAATGGACTTTTTGGGGATGAAAGAAGACCGCGGCTGGCGGCGTGTCAGTGGTGAGACGCATTTTGCGAAAGAAGCCGCGAAGGCGGTTGAAAAGGCGCCACCGGCGCCGGCAACTCCGCCGATAAATCTTGACCATGAATATGTGCCGTTGCGGAAGGACGGCAAAGTGTTCAAGTGGCTGACCGAGACACGAAAAATTCCACCGGCTGTGCTGGAGTTATACAAGATCGGTGAAAGCCAGGAAGGAGATTGTGTTGTATTCCCCAGCTTCACCCAGGATGGAAAACTGAACAGTCTGAAGTTCAGAAATATTCTGGACAAAAGCAAGATGTTCGTTCTCCCGAAGGGCGCTCCTAAAATGCTGTTTGGGATTCAGGCAATCCCCACCGAACAATGCGACTTGTTCATCAGCGAAGGAGAATTAGACGCTATGACACTTGCGACCTACGGTTTCCCGGCGGTGAGTGTTCCGTTCGGAGCGAAGTGGCCCGGATCCGACGGTAAGGATCCGAATACGGAATGGATCAAGCACGATTACGAATGGATTGAAAAGTTTATTGAGGTTTTTCTGTGCCTGGATGCGGATGAACCTGGACAAAAAGCTACCGCGGCGCTGATCCCGCGGATCGGGCGGACCAGGTGTAGGATTTTGGACTATCCGGCCGGGAAGAAGGATCCGAATGAGTGCCTAGTGGCCGGCCTGAGTGAACAAGAATTTTGGAAGTTTATGAATGCGTCCCGCGATTTGGATCCGGAAGAGTTATTGAAACCTTCCGAGATTGAACAAGACATTTGGTTTGAGTTTTATCCGGACCTGAATGATAAGGCGCGACTTGGTGATCCTACGCCCTGGCCGGCACTGAAATTCACGTTTAATCCGAGCGAATTGACGATCTGGCACGGTTACAGCGGGAACGGCAAGACGATCCTGCTGAATCATGTGATGCTGGTTTTCGCCGCGTTGTGCGGGAAGAGCAGTTGCATAGCCAGTTTGGAATTTCCCGCGCGAAAGACATTCAAAAATCTTTGCCGGCAAGCAATGGGCCGCGGCCATCCGGCTTCCGCTGAGGAACTACATGATGTGATCCGGTGGATGGATAATTATTTTTGGCTCTACGCTCATATCGGCGAGACGACCGTGGAAGATGCGCTCTACGTTTTCCAGTATGTTGCGAAGAAATATGGCGTCCAGCATTTTGTCCTGGATTCGCTGATGATGCTGACCGAGATCGGCGGCGAAGAGTATGACAAGCAGAAGGCGGTGTGTCTGCGCCTGAAACAGTTTGCGACGGATTACAACGTCCACATGCACCTTGTCGCGCACAGCAAGAAGCCGGACAGCAAACACGATCCCGACCGATACCCTCCGCGCAAATATGACATATCGGGATCCGGGAACATTTCCAACGTGGCCGATAACGTGATTTGCGTGTGGCGCAACAAGGAAAAGGAAATGCAACTGGCTTCGGCTATTGACATGGACCGGGCGGGAGAAACGGAAGACGCACAAGCTCTGCGTAATAAATTTCTACAAAAAGAAGATGCGCGATTCATTATCCAGAAGAATCGGGAAACGGGCGAAGAGGTATGGCGGCGTCTTTGGTTTGATAAAGGGGATGAGGAGAGCTGGCAATACTTTGACGAGGACACGAAGGCGGCCGGCGCCGTGCAGTTTTGGAAATAATGAGGATGCAAACCCTTCGACGCGGCGCGAGAGCGCCTTGCTCAAGGCGATTTCGAGGAAAAAATCGTGAGAAAGCCGGAGAACAGAGAGAAGTTCAAAAAGATCATTGCGACCATGACGGAATTCTACGCGAAGCAGGATGCTAAAATGGTTGTGGAAGTCTTGGAAGAAGAGACAGTCAAAGCGAAGGAGCTGGCCATTCGATGCACTTCGTTAGCTCAGGACAGGGAGGCCCGGCGTGAGCTGAAACGGATACGGATGAAGGTGGAGGAACGGCTTAACGGGCAAGGAGAAGGCAATACATGAACGCGCAATGGGCCGCCTGTAGTGGTGGGGCCGTTTGTTCAAAAAACTGCTTTATATGTCACGGAATGAGAACGAAACAAGATTGGATTATCAAGATAAAAGCGAGTGCAGAATGATACCAGGAATTTCAGTAGGGCAATTTATCAGTTCGGTAGGTGTCGGTGCTTCCTTCGAGCAACCAGTGATATTTGTGGAGATAATTCCACGCAAAGTCGGTGATGTTATACGCGAATCCTTCGGTCAAGTTCCCAATTGTGGCCGACCTGTAAATAATTCCTACGGTTTCGAGTCCTTTCACGATGCCGTCATCAACGCGGAGGATATTGGCGCGCGTATCCTTTGCTATATAAAACCTAAGAATCTGCTTTTCATCTTCTGTCAGACAATTCAAGCGATCCGTGATATGCCGATAATAATTCCGTTTTCTCCTCCATTTTTTAATAAGATCGATTGCGTCACAAAAAAGAGTAATGGATAACAAAGATACGGAGGCGATGAAAATAATTGCGAGAATAGAGCGATAATTTTCTACAAACTGCGCCACGCTGAGTAGTTCAAGGAGTTGGCGGCTTGCAAACAAAAGAAAGGCGGAGATTGCTCCGAACATTACGAAATAACGTGGGGCGAGTTTCAGAAACTCAAGCATTACTTTGCCAATTCCGGTGATCAAGGCGATCATGACATTTGTGTGAATGAAAAGATTAACGAGAAGACGATTGTAAACTTACACCGAAACCAAGGATAAGTCAATACGACAAAACCGGACGAAGAGCGGATGGAGAAGGCAATCACAAAAGAATGGAAGATGGAATAGAAAGAGGCTGGCCAGATGAAGTTCTGTTTTGCGGGCTCCGGTATGGAGTGCCATTGATAAAGCGAAAAACTGATCCTGATATGATAGTCTGCCTTCTGCCGTGTTTTCTTGCCTTCGCCGGGTCTGAATGGCAGGTTTATTTCTCGCCTGATGGTGGGGCCGCAGATGCAATAGTGGTTGAATTGAATAAGGCTACAATACCGTCCTCGTTCAAGCCTACAGTTTTACATCCGCGCCCATAGCCAAGGTCCTGGTGGACGCGTACAAGCGGGGGGGGGGGTGAAAATCACGGTCATCCTGGACAAGGGCCAGAAAACGGCAAAGTATTCTTCCG